ACGTTACTAACGCACCGTTTCGTGAAGTTCCCACCTGTTTTATGAGGTTTCTTTGCAGTTGTATTTTTTTTTGACACGTATTGACTATAATCAGGTGCTGGTTTATATGTTTTTCCTGTTAGCGCCGCCCAGGATTTACTTATTGAAAGCAGTTTCCCATCACACTTTGATTTTTGCAAGTCCTTGTCTGTTGCACTTTTTCCTCTAACTAATTGCAGTTGAATATGTATGGAATAACAAATTTGAACAACCTCATAAGCGGTCGATTTGTAGGCACCACCAGTGATTGCCTTTACGGTTTTTTTAGGAAATGTTGTCGTGGGGAAATATTTTGTAAAATAGGTTATAAAATCGGTTGCATTTGACGAAGCTATAACCAGTTTAACCGAAGCATCCATCATTTGAAAAATAGGCAAAAACAATGAGAAATGTTTTTTTGTTTCTGTATCTATTCGAAAATAGTAAACGGCATACATCAAGAATAACATATAAATGGGAGGCATTTTTGAGGGCATTGTTGTAGACGTGTTTCTATCAAAAATAGATACTCTGTCCGTAGTTGTAGGATATTTTATTTTATTAGTTTTTGCATCTTTTACCATTCGCGTAATTTTAAAATCAAATGTAATTAATTCATAATGACTTTTATAATTATACAAAAATAAATATTTTGTCCAATCATTGTATTCATTATCTAATAAATGTGCAAATGGCATTGACATTAGCAAAGAATTATTAGTTTTATTCGTCGCGCCTTGAATCGTAATTACGTTTACTTTCAACTTTGCGCAAATTGCCGTTATAGCAGTTTGGTCGGCCCAATATGAATTGCTTAAAATATAGTTTTTTATAGTGGCGACACCCAGAGACCACAGACCAGAGGTTTCAGACTTTCTCATTACACTGTACGGGTTGTATTTGTCGTCTACGTTTATAGGAACTCTATCTGTTTTTTTTACCAAAAAATTGTCATCTAGCGTATAATAACTATTTACTAAATCCATATATGCTTCTGAAGTAATTTCATCAGAGTCACCATTTTCTTTGCTTACTAGTTCTAGACTCTTTAGTTGGGCTTCAAAAAGTTTATTTAATCGAGCTGCACTTACAGCTGCTATTTCTAACCTACTTCGTCCCCACTCAGGCGATTGTTCTGTAATAAATTCAAACACTATTGACCGCAAGTAGGATTGTGTAAAAATCATATTGCCAATGCCAAATTGGTTGCTTATTATTTTTTTATTAGGATTGTTATAGTTATGATAATTAATAGCATCTGCCACAGCTATAAAAAAACAATCTCCTGCTCCAGAATTTGAATTGACTCTTATTCCATCTACGGTCTGTTTGTATGCCGCTAAACTTAAATTTTCTGCATCGTCGCGAACGTTAATGCTTGTAGTCGATAAAAAATGTTTATATATTAATTCCTTTCCATTTTCATTCAAATCTTTGTATATGTAATTTATCAATTTATAAAAATCTGGTTGTTTAAAATATTGACGCAGGTTGGCCGAATTTATTCGCGAGAATTCCAATTGTACAAAAGGTGTTGGTGAGGTGTCTTCTTTTAATTCTTCCACTTTGTCAGGTGCAGGCAATGCAGGAAATACTTTATCTGGATTAGGGTTAGGATTAGGATTAGGGTTAGGATTAGGAGTAGGTGCAGGCAATGCAATAATTTCTTTGTCAGGTTTAGGCGTTACTGGTTCAGGCGCTGGTAATGCAGGCACTACTTTGTCTGTTTGAGGTGTTACTGGTTCTGGTTTAGGTGGTTTAGGTGGAGGTTTAGGTTCGGGTTTAGGTTCGGGTTTAGGTTCGGGTTTAGGTTCTGGCTTAGGAATAATTGTTGCAGGCACTAGGGGTGCTGACGGTACTACGACTGCTACCGCTGGCACTGGTTTTGGTATGAATCCAGCATAAGTAGGACCGTACGCTACATCTATTGGAAGCGACTTTAATTGTTTTTCTGCACTTACGATTTCATCATGTATCATAGAATTTTGTGCAAAAGAATTAAAATGACCAGTTTTAGTAACTGTTCGTTTGATTGTTTTCGTTTCGATTTTCCAATCACCTTTTTTCCACTGTAAATCAGCAATTACATAAGGTTCATCATGAATATATATTATACCTTTTACAGGAAATAATGTTTTAAGCGTAATGTTTATATTGTTGTCAACGTAACCATCAAAGGTTGCCTTTGCTAAACTTGGGGTTTTTTGAGACCCGTGTGCGTTTATTAAAGATTCAAACAACCCTTTATCAAAAAACTCTTTCACTCTTAAATCTTCAGGAACCTTTTTTATAACAGATTCATTTAACTTTACCAAAGGATTAAATTTTACGGCTTCTTGTTTGGTATTTGGTATTGTCATAGATGGAATATAATAAAGACTTTGAGAACCAGGTAAGGTTGTATTAATAGTAATTTTTAATTGATTTGGTATTGTATTCATGCTTATTATATAATATTATTTTATTTTCAGTTGTTATATTTTATTCAAATAGGCTAATAAAATATAACTAATATGTAAGAATGACACAGCATAATAAAACCCAAAAACGGAGGTTTTCTAGCAACTTGTTAAGATATTCTAATCCTAGACAGGCTCAGCATATGGCATATAAATATTTAGGAAAAACGGCAAGGATATATCCTGCGCAAAACTCCCAAAAAAAATACAGTATTTATGACCCTAAACACGACAAATGGGTGAATTTTGGCCAATTAGGTTATGAAGATTACACCAAACATAAGGATAAAAAGCGGAGGAAAAATTATTTGACACGTAGTCGTGGAATAAAAGGAGATTGGAAACGGAACCCTTATTCGCCTAATAATTTAAGCATTCATATACTATGGTAAACTTTGTAATTTAGAGTCAAATACAATTATAAATTATATATATAAATTATAACAAATGTCTACAACGAGTATAGAATCAGGAACACCTACTTTTATTACAGCGGAAATAAAACAAAAAGACAGTTTCACAAATAGCCTAGCAAAGTTAGCCGGTACTGATGCCAAACACGATTTTAGTGCCACCTATGCAATTTTCGACAAAATACAAAACGGCCTTCCGAAAAGTGATTGGGATGGTAAGTTTTTTGACGAATCAAATTCTTTATCTTCGGTATTAAGATTACCAGCAACAACCGCGCCAATTTCGTTAAAAAAACTTATACCAATCGCAACCGATGTTGAAACAAAAACCCCACTCCCTATTGCTTTTGGTATTAGTTATCATTCAGATAACGCTACGCCTCTTCACAATTATAGTGGTATAAAAGTTATTATTAAAAATTCGTCAGGAAAATTTACAAACGGTGCAAAGTTTGTGGAAACATGTAAGTTGGCGAATAGTGTGTTAGTAGTAGATTTCAACCAAAATGGGTTTTTAGAAATGCTCACAACAGAAAAACCTGCTGGCAATGACATTGTTAATTATGTGATGATTCCTGAATTGTTAAATGACCCTGCTGGGAAAACCCCATTAGATGACACTATATTTAAGAAATATAACAATGGCAATGGAACTGGTATTAATTTGCGTCCTTTATTAGACATCACTAACAAAACTGTTGTTTATAATGCGTATGACAAAACGTCAGAAGAATATTTGAATAATTTTTTTTCAACGTATAACCTTCAATTATCTCCTATTATTACTACTAAACAAATGTCTGGCAAAACCCAAAATTTGCATGTAACGTTAAAAATATCTTCAATGATGGACGCAACCCGATACGTCGAAGTTAAAAATTGTAAAAAAGAAAACAGTATAAAATCACTTTTAAAATTTTTAACTTCTCTGTTTCAAAAAACCACCCCCGACAGCAAATTTAATTATAGTGCAAAACTACAACAAAAACGGTCAGGCGATTGGTTTCAAGCATTAGCTTGTCTTGACATTTACAACCGTGATTTTGGACCTTTGGTCAATGACAGACCTGTTCGATTTACAGCATCCGACAATAAAGTTTATTTTGTAACGCATGACCAAATAGCGTGCGCGTATGCTTTAACTATGGGTGTAAATGCTATATTTATCAATGAAAAACATGCGTATGTATTAACTAACCAACTAACTGAGACCACATCTACACCAGAACAGAGACTTCGTGACACTTATAAATTGTTCATATATTCACAGGTTGAAAGTGTCGGGAAATTAACCAATACTTTTGAAATCAGCCAAGGTTTCACAGATTTGATAAGGTTCTTAAATGGTTACGTAGATTTACGCAACAAATATATAAACACGTATGACACCGCAATTGATAACTCATTACAAAAATTTAAAGATAAAATAAGGTCCATCACTACATGTCCCGACGGTGCAACTGCAAAAGAATTGGCATTACTTATTAATATTCTATTTGCAAATTGTGTTATGTATTGTCATATGATAATATCATTGCCAGACCCAAGCAAAACTATAGAAATTTTAAACAAAACGGATACTCAAGAATTGTTTCGGTCAACTGATGACATAACAGATGAAAATGCAATTAAAATTAACACTTTTGTAGACGCGTACAACAATGCAGTATGTATTCAACAACAACATAACTCATCGTTTGGCGAAAGTAATAAATGGATTGCTGCACTGCAAAAATCAGACGCTTATACAAGCGCATTAGTTTGGAATTGGGACTATAAAAAATCTGGGCGAGTTCGCAACTTTTTAAAAGCAGTTGCAGGACAAACACCACAACGAGATAATGATATGTATCTATTTTTATCCTTCATTGGGAGCATTGAGGATGCAATTGCACGCAAAATAATGTCCGTTTTTGTGGGGTATGACACTGTTATACAGAAAACTAACACTAATAAGGCCCTCAGAATATGGGAAAAAGATTTGTTTGTTTCAAATAATAATGAATTAATAAAACAAATTCGTGTTTTCCTATCAAGAGATGAAATCAACTTTGCCGCAGACAAACTTTATTTTAACACCAAAATGGAGAATGGAAACGAAACAGCTGCTGCGTCTTTGTACATTGATTCAAATGGTAATATAACTAACATAACACCTGATGATGTTGATGAACCAAAGTACTGGGGACGCTGCACCGAATCTGTACTTGCGAGTGAAAACACAAAGAGTATTGAACTGGATAATAAAAATCCTGTGTGCGATACAACACTTACTCTAGAAACCGCATACCAGGAAGCATCATGCGACAATATCCAGACAACGGTTGTCGAATCAACAGATATCGTCGTACCCGAATCTGGAGTAATTGTAGGTGGATTTAAAACGGATGTAGAAACCATCGGAAAACAGTTTCAGATTGTTACAGATATAAGCATTCAACAAACGTCAGTGCCTACATTAAATGCTTTTTTAATTTATGGGTACATGACTGATGTTGGTAAACAATTATTGACCGCTATAAATGCAGACAATACAAACAGTCCGTATACTGTAGAAGATGGAATTATTAGTACTGACGACAACCTACAAATGGGTGGCGCATTTGACATAAATGATGTAAAAATAAGTGATACGTCAATTGCATATCATCCATTATTGCCAATTTATATGATAGCATGTGGTTATAATTATAATGTTACTCCCAACTTGGAAGGCTCTCTTGATTATGACGTTTATATCAAATATCTAGGTTTTTTGGAAAAAATGACATCTGTATTAACCGGTTACAATTATTTGTCAAACGCTGGTCAAAATAAAAGCAAAAATATAGCAAAATCATACATTGTTGGATTGGCTTTGAGGGAATTGTTATTCACATTAAATCGTGATGAGGATGGTATAAAAATAATATGTGAAAATGGCGCTAACAGTGCATTGAATGCTACTAGAGATGAGTATCAGTCGTTCTCTCTTATGAGTTCCATGTTGAGCGATTATATTTCAGGTAAAATTCTAGAAGATGCAACAGAAAAAGCATTCGGTATACAATTATTACAATCGTCCGTTTTCAAAAATTTTATAAACGTCGAAGTAGGTATTAAGTCACTTTTAAACAAAACATTAACCCAACAAGAAGAAAGTATTTCAATTTCTGAGCTCAATCAACGTTCACTCGATTTAATTAATAAAATTAGTGAAAGAATTGTCAAAGACAGGAGTCTTGCGTCTGGTAATGCGAGTCAAGGGATAACATCGTCACAATTAAGTACAATTCGTATGAATACGGGACGTATGAGTACACCAGACACATCAATATCCTCGCCACTAACGCCACCATTGTCTGTAGGTGGATTATTAAAAACCAAAAAACGGAAACGCAAAAATAACAGAAACCTGAAAACAAAACGTCGAAAAAATAAGCGCTCAAACAAAAAGTCTAAAAAGAAACATCGGCGAAGAAAACAAAGTAAGAAAGCAATCAATCAAGAAAGTATGAATAGTGCTACTTCTTAATAGTAGCCATAAACTCTTCAATTAATTCTGGTGGAATACAATCAAAATTAATCAACTTTTTATTCAGTTCATATTGCTTATAATATTCTGCATTATTATCCATTTTTTTTTTGAAAAACTCTGCATCTTCTATGCATTTTATCGCCGTTTTTGGCCCACATTTTGGAAAAGAAGACGGTATATTATCGCTTATATCTCCCATTATAATTTTAATTTCCAAGTCATGCTTGGGGTTTCCTGTACTACTTTTTTGTTGAGCAATATTTGCATATGCCAAGTTATACAAATCAACATTAGGCGCGTTTAATTGTAAATAATCGCGGTCGCTTGTAATAATATAAATATGACACTTCGGATACTTTTCTAGCAAATATTTTACTGAAATGGCAATACAGTCGTCAGCTTCCAGCTGAGGGTGGTGCAATGTCGCTTTTGCGCCGCCCTGTTTAAATAAATCGTCTTCATAAGCCATCTTGAAAAATGGTTTACCGAAAAACGCAGGGTCATTATTTCTGGTTGCCTTGTATTGAGGAAATAGTTTTTGTCGCCAGATATTTTCTCTCTTACAATCTTTTCCAACAATCAAAATTGGATTTACTTTTTTATCTATGTGAAGTTTTTTCGGCATTTGCTGCAAATGTTCTACAAAAATTTTTCTAAATTTATCTACAAATACTTGATTGGTAAATGGGTCGTCTAACGGTTCATCTTTATGTGCATTTTTCCACCAATTTATAAGCGAATAATATCTATAAAAACAGTAATAGCTTCCATCGACGAATATAAAGGTTGGATTCATTTGCTCAGCGGGCGATTCAAATATATTCATTAATATACATTTAATCTTAGATTTAATTTGGTTTCAATTTAATATAATAAAGTCCAAAGATTTTTATGAGAGAAAGTTTCTTTAAGTTGTCTTTGTCATTTATTATATTAAAATGATTATTTATAAATTCCCAAAAGTTTTTCGGAAAGTCAAAAATGGACATTTATAAATGTCCAAATTTCAATTATGGAAATAAATCTTGGAAAAAAAATTTATTTGTGACCATAATTTTTTTTAAGGTCTGAGCGCTGAAAATAAATTTTGCAATTTGTGACTGTAATTTTCAAAAAAATAAAATATTTAATTTAGAAAAGGACTTTAAGTTTTTTTGTGTTTCCAATATATGGAAATCATGGAAACCGAAAAACTTAAAAAAAACTTACTAAGATTTTCATGCACATCTTGTGACTTTAGATGCTATATGAAATGCGATTGGGATAGGCATATATTGACTGCAAAACATAAAAAAGCTGCTAATGGAAACGTTTTGGAAACGAAAAAACTTAAAAAAACTTACTTTTGTGACTGTGGTAGGCTTTTTTTATCGAACTCGGGATTATGGAAACACAAAAAGGGTTGCAATAATGTAGAAGACATACAAAAGGTATGCGATGAGAAAAAAGAGGATGTGTCAGACAAAGATTTAATAATGATGTTGGTAAAACAAAACACTGAACTGTTGGAAGTAATAAAAAATGGAACACATAATACAACAAATTCACATAATAATTCAAATAACAAAACATTTAATTTACAGTTCTTTTTGAATGAAACCTGTAAAGATGCAATGAACTTGATGGACTTTGTGGATTCAATTCAATTACAATTGACAGATTTGGAAAAAGTGGGTAAGATTGGATATGTGGAAGGAATCTCCAATATAATCACAACAAATTTAAAAGCGTTGGATATAACTCAACGACCGATTCATTGTACTGATAATAAGAGAGAAATATTATACATAAAAGACGAGGACAAATGGGAAAAGGAAGTAGAGGAGAAAAATAAAATTCGAAAAGCGATAAAACTAGTAGCACATAAAAACATTAAAATGATTCAAAAATTCAAAGAGGTTCATCCAGATTGTATTCATAGCAACTCTAACAAATCAGACCAATATAATAAAATAATTATAGAGTCTATGGGCGGATTTGGTGATAATGATAATGATAAAGAGTGCAAAATAATTAAAAATATAGCAAAAGGAGTTGTCATTGAAAAAGTTTAAATAACAAATGCAAATAATGTATGCAGTTGTTATTTTGTAGGAATAGCCTCGTAATTATCATTGCCGTCAATATTTATTTTATTGACGGTATAACCCAACGATTTAACGTACTCCATTAATTCATTGCATGTGTTTGGAATATTGTTCCAATGATCACTGTCTACGCTCCAGCACTCAAAAAATATAACCGGTTTGCATTTAGTAATGGTTTGAATGCCTCCTTTTAATACATTTAATTCTTGACCCTCTACATCTAGTTTAATGAAGTCAACATGCTCAAATTGTAATGAATCTAAAGTCGCTAATTTATAGTGATGCGTTGTCGTGTCATCGGTTGTCTCAATTAATTTGCACCCTCCTATATTTACATTTTCAGGAAGAAACATAGTTGTTTTTTTATTAGCATCATCAATAAGAGCCATATGATTAGGAAAAATGTGTTTTGACTTATCGTTAAGAAAAATATTTCCGCACAAGGCATAAAAAGAAGAATCGTACGGTTCGAATGAATGCACTTTTCTATTTTTAATCGCGAGTGGCATAGACCATGTACCAATGTTTGCACCAATATCCAAGATAATTGAATCATTCGTTAAATATTGTTCAGCATATTTGATTAAATTATTTTCCCAATACCCGTATCTAGACAAACTATTAGATATTGTATCATTTTCATAACATAAATAAGTGTAATTGTCGACACTTTTACAAATAGATGTCATACATGCTTATACATAAAATATTTTAAATCAAAATAATAATAATAATAATAATAATATTTTAAATCAATCATAATAATATACAGAATGAAATCATCAAAACCGCTAAATACAGGTGACATAATAGTTATTATATTTGTGATAGCTTTATATGACCACTTGACTTTAAACGGTCTTGAAAAAATGTGGTTTGATGCATTTTTTGATTACAATGATGTTAAACGCCCGTCGCAACGATGTTTAAAAAAAGAAAGTATGACTGTAAAATGTTTAGGAATGCCATCTGGTCATGCACAAACAACTACCTTAGTTGCTGTAATATTATATACTTATAAATTAATATCTTTTACCACATGTGCAGTTCTTATCACAATTGTATCATTACAAAGGGTAATAATGCAAAAACATACACTTGGTCAAGTATTCGTAGGAATAATAATAGGTTTCGCGTATAGTTACATTTACATTTCCAATAATTTGTCACCTAAATGCATATTATATATATTAAGAATAACTATTCTATTTATATTTACTATCATCTTCAAAATTGAACAACACCTATACGCGCCTATACCTAAATGGGTTGACTCAAATATGATATCAAATATACAACAAAAACGAAATAGTCCCTTTTATTTAAAATTCCTTTCCATTTTAGCAAATTCGAGTTTACATGGTCGCACATTTATAACATGGACTGAATTGGAAGAATACTTGGACATTCTTATAGAAAAAATTAAAAAAACAAACATCCAGTTTGACGGAGTAGTAGGAATAAAAACGGGTGGTGCAATTATATCAGATTACATATCAAAACAGTTGAATGTGCCCAACTACAAAATTAAATTATCCAGAAAAGAATACAATTGCGATAAAAAACCTATTGATACATTTAACGATATATATGAAAGAGCATTTGTTGGCAATTTAGGCGACTATACTGTATGCGAAGGCATACATGCAGACCTACAAGGTAAAAATATTATTCTAATTGATGAAATGGTCACAACTGGAAAAACGATGAACGAAGCGATATCGTATCTAAAAAATGACAAAAATGTAAATACGGTTTGCCCTACATGCATAAGCTTTTCAAAACATAGATTCAAATTTGATTTTGATTTGATACATGTACTTAATGGAGGTACGTGTGTATGGCCGTGGGGGTATGATAACTAGTCGCGTGTCAAAAGATTCATATGGAACAATTCATTTAGCACTTTATCCGCGATAACAATGTAATCATCTTTACACAGCGTCAACGTGATGCCATGCGACATAGCCAAACACATTTGCGTCTTAATAAAATTGGCACTTGGTCTTAATCCTAGTTTAGCAATATCATTATTATTAAGGTAAGAGTTAAAATTATACAAAAATCTGTAAACTTGTATTTGATTGGCCTGTTTTGAAGTATGAACAACATCATCAATAATTTCAGTGCTAAATTTTATAATATTGTCAAAATGATGTTTGGGTAGATTTTTCAATATGTCCATAGGTTCTATTATACCTGAAAAAATGAACTTTTCGGCCAATGTTTTGGATGGGATTGTAAATAAATCAGTGGCCACTTCTAATAATACTCCTTTATAGTGTTTGTCTATCTCATAGACAATACCAAAATCTAACACTCCAATTTTGTGTTTATATTTTGGGGCATCTGAATCCTTTATAAATAAAATATTTCCGGCGTGTAAATCACCATGGGTCGTACCATGTAGAACTGTTGTGACAAATCCAAATTTAAGGACCTGTTTTGCGAATTCTTCATAATCTTCCGTGTCAATTTTATTTATTGTCATTCCTTCAATAAACTCCATCAAAATTACATTTTCATATTTTTCTGTGACTGTTTCGTTTACGGAAGGTATTTGCACATACTTTAAATTTTGACAATTATTTTTCATTTTTTGCATATTTGCAACTTCTAACTTGAAATTGGTTTGATTGGTTATCATGCTAATACTTTTATTAACCGCTTCGGAAATTTGATATTTGTTTAACATTGGGATAAATGTTAATAAATAAACAAAGCAAAGCAAATTATCGACAGCTTTAGCCAATTTAGTATCAATATTTGCTCGTTTAATTTTGATAATTGAAGGTGGTCCGTCCTTTTTACTGTACGCCTTAAAAACCAAAGAAATCATACCCGTATTTATAGGGAGTTCAAACCCAGATTGTAAAGTTAACTCATATTCATCACATACAGATATGAGCGTTTCGTAATCTATATCACTAAAATTCCAAGGCGCATTATCAGTGAATTGCATCAATTGATTGTTAATTTTATCATCAATTAAACTATTATTTAAAGCAAATGCTTGAAACACTTTTACATATAAAATATTAATTTCGGCTAATTTGTGTGTTAATCGGTCAATAAAAGATGAATAATTTTTGAATAACGCGTATAACAATAGTTCGCTTAAAATAATCCAACTAGCGCTAGACAAAAACACCATTTGGTTAACAAATGTAATGATGTTTTTAAAACTTGTTTTATTTATGTGGTACATAATAATTATACTCTTACGTTTTCTATAAATTGTTTTACACGTTTAAATATTTTATGAATAATTACGCCAACCATTTTTTCTACAAAAATCGGCATAATATTGGCTTCATCAAAATAAATATTGTGAGTAAATTGAATTTCGTGTTGCGTAATAATTTCGCAAACACTTTTAACATTTTTAATAGCGGTGGGTTTACACGATGCTGGAATATTTTTAGGCGGATTTGTGTAGTCAGAAGATGAATCAAATAAAATGGTTTCACCGATGGTCGACTTGTGTAAATGCAAACAAGCATATCTTTGTGGTAATCCTAAATCTTCAAAAAAATGTTTCAAAATGAGAACACATCGCGCATCATTATCGCCTAGTTTTTCCAACTGAACAGATTCATAAATGTCAGGATTTAAGTCATACATTAATTTTATCAAGTCAAAATTAATAATGTCTGATAATCGAATGTTGTTATTTTTAATATGAAATGTGGTGCAATAGTGATTTGAACCGAATTTTGAAAACTTTAATCCTTCTTTATCAAATAATACTTTTTCTTCTGTATTCATTAATTAAATATACAATATACAATAAATGGTTTACCTAAACTTACTGATGTATCATTTTCCCATTAATTGTTATTTGTTAATTGTTTGATGGAAGACCAAAAACTTTGTCTATTTTGTTTGTTTTTTTCGGCTTGTTTTGCGTAATAATAAGCCAACGCGACACTTTCTTCTTCTTGAATTTTATTATCTGTATACAATTGTTTCATAGACTGTTCTTTATCTAATGGCTTTGTATCAATTGTATCACGATATCTTTTATATTCTTCAATATTTCTAAACTTGGGCATATTATCATAATCTTCAGTTGTTACTGGAATAACCGATTCTACATAAGCTTGTTTAAGGTCTGTATATCCCATACCATCATTTCTAAAAAGACTACCTGAAGTAAAATTATTGTTATAATCCATTAACGAGGAGCCGCCAAACGTGTTTGCAAATTGTGTATTTACACCCTTGTATGCAGTCAAAGCCTGTACTTGTTTTTTGTGTTTTTCCATTTCCGATGCCATATTTGCGGGCGATACGTTACCAACGTCTACAATATCTTCATCTGATTTTAACCAGTCACCATAACCAGTATCAGGTTGGTCTTCCGTTTTATGTTTGTCAAACTGGTCATTGAACCATTTATTAAAATTATTGGGCTCTTTTAACAATTTATCTTTTTCAAACATTTTATTCAACGCGATTTCATTGTTAGAATCATAATATTCGCTTTTATTTTCGGTTTTTTTTGTTGATTTATTTTGAAATTCATAAATACTATACAGACGCTTATATGCAGTAGAGAAAAACATAAAATATTTACTTTCAAGACCAGATTTATCCGGATGTGTTTTTAACACGGTCTTTTTTGAATTTTTCATGATATCTTCGGTCAAGGTTTGACTTTGTATTCCAAACAATGCGTATAATTCAGTCTGTGAATAGTTGTTAATATTCAAATCTAATTTATTATAAGCGGATTTATCATACGTGATATTTATTTCTTTTTCGCCATCAGGATTGCTAAATGGATTAGCCCCATTAAAAGGGTCAAGATTGTATTCGTTTTTACTGGCTTCAATTCGAACGCCTGTGTGTTTATTTTGATTTTTGATTTTGTTATAAAACTCAAATTGGTCGTCGTCGTAGCCTTTTTCACAATTGTTATTGCTTTCATGTATTTTAATACCACTTTTTGGACATCCGGATGTTTTATGGCATTTCATAATTAAAATATATCATATTATATTTTTAAATAAATGATTGCAATAATAATTAATTGCAGAAAATAAATAAATATATAATTCTATTACAATATGGCAAAAGCCTTGCGCGTAGATTTGGTATTTTCTTATTGGATATATGCATGGTTTATATTGTATGCATGTAAATATCTAAAATATAGTCCTAAATTTGCTCTAATTTTAGGGTTGGTTGACAATGCAGTCATGTTACTATTGATGTTTTTATTTGGAACCAGTGTAAGGACTATATTTTATTTTGTAATAATAAATACGATAATAAAGATTTTACCATTATATTATTTAAGGCAAGAGAGAATAACTTTGAAAGATGTACATTTTACGTGTGGGCTATTTTTAATATTTGTTGTTTGGCTTCATATTAATGAACAGAGCTTGATAGGTAATATAAAAATAATACATGATTCGTTGTTATATGGAAAGAATGAAACCCCTTTTATGCGTCTTCACTCTAGCATAGAAAAAAATTATAAAAATATACGGGTCTTGTAAAGATTATTTTAAACAGCACCCATATTTATTTATCTATATTTATCAATTATACTTAAAAATATAATAAGTATTATAATAAATAAAATGAAGGGTGCAATTGTTTTATACTTGCTGTTTTCGACTGTTTCCATGTGTGGAGGTTTTTTAGTTAATTTAGATAAAACCCCCCGGCTAATGCATAGCAAAACATTTTATAAAAAAAATACCAATCCATATGGTAAAAAGTATTACGATGAACTTTTAAATAGGAAAAAAAAAGAAAGTGTTCCACCAATTCCTTTAAAATTCAAGTACCCGGTTTCAAGGTTGTATTTTGAAGAACAGTTAAAACGACTAAATTCAAAAAATATAACACTGCAACATAATAGTATATTAAACCACAATAGACCTTACAATGACGATGACAAATACGATGACGAATACGATGACGAAGACGATGAAGAAGATGATATATTTTCAATCAATTTTCCTAATCAAAATACGCCGTCTTTACAGATTCATTTAGATAGTAATTTGTTGGAATCATTGGGTATTAAAATGGATGACCGGCGTAATGATAATGATAATGAATATGACAGCGGTCCTCAACACAATTATTATAATAGAAAACAATCCACGAAAAAAAATGCCAAGTCACAAAACTTTGAAGTAATTACAAAGTCTAATTTTAAATTTAAAGATGTGGGCGGATACCATAATGTGAAAGATGAATTGTCACAGTGCGTAGACATTTTAAAAAATTATGAAAATTACATTAAATATAATGTGCGTATTCCCAAGGGACTAATTTTGGAAGGCCCGCCTGGAACAGGTAAGACATTATTGGCAAAAGCATTAGCAGGAGAAGCTGATTGTGGTTTCATAGCAGTTTCCGGGGCAGATTTTCAAGAAAAATATGTAGGTGTAGGTTCATCGCGAATAAAAGAAATGTTTAAATTGGCAAGCGAAAATCTGCCTTGTATAATATTTATAGACGAAATAGATGCAGTAGGGCGTAAAAGGTCAACTGATGGCGAAAGTTCATCCAATGAAAGAGATTCTACGTTAAACGCATTATTAGTGGAGCTGGATGGATTTAAAAACAACACAGGTATATTTTTGGTTTCAGCGACGAATAGAATAGATTTATTAGATAGCGCACTGACAAGACCGGGTAGAATAGACAAAAAAATATACATTGGACTTCCAGATACTGTAACAAGAAAGGCGATTATTGATATACACATCAACGGGAAACCGCATGAAAGTTCAATTAAAATAGATGAATTAGTTGAATTTACCGAAGGATTGACGGGTGCACAAATAGAAAATTTGTTAAACGAAGCCATGTTGAATGCGTTGAGATATAGTAGACAACAATTTACATTTAAGGATTTTGATTTAGTTTTGAATAAGATGCTTGTAGGGTGGCAACCCAATGAACATGAATTTACTTCGGAAATAATTGACCATATAGCCATACATGAAATGGGGCATGCAATAGTAGGTATATTTTCCAAACATCATTCAAAAATGACAAAAGTGGTAATTAATTTTTCTTCGCCAAAAAGTCCAGGGTATACAGTATTTGAGTCTTCCACTTCAAACATATACACAAGAGAATCACTTTTTGAACATTTAATGATTTTATTATCAGGAAGAATAGCAGAAGAGATATTTTATGGTGTTTCGGTAACAACTGGAGCGTTAAATGATTTTGAGGAGGCATTAAAGTTGGCGGAAAAGATGGTAATTTATTATGGTATGGGAACAAACGTAATATATCCTAGTTCAAGCGATAAGTATAAGGAATTGATAGACACTGATGTGATAGAATTAATAAACAAAGCATACAGTTATGCTGAAATTTTATTAAGAAAATCCAAAAAATTAATCCAAGAAACGTCTGACATATTAAAGGTAGACAAATATTTAAGTGCTAGTACAATTCGTGATGTAATACATAAAAACCACAAACATTTATCGGATTTGAAAATAGAATTTATAAGCGATAAGCAATAAAGGTGTATATATTTTTCATATAAAATAATGATTTATATGAAATAAAAAAAATAACAAAAAACAAGTTTATTAAATGTCGAGACTTACGGTGTTACTAGCGGATTTTTGACGTCGTCTACTTTTCTTAGGCATATTTCCATCTCCTTGTAACGATTTCAAATCACTTATACTAATTGTGCTGTTATCGTTAGTTTGTGATTGGTCTTGTTGTTGTTGAGAACCTTGTATATTAATGTTTTTTGTTTTTAATCCAGATAAAATGTCTGAAATATCGCTAGGTCCTTTCATTTCAGGGCGAAATTGTCGAGACAAATCAACTCTGTCAGCGTTTTCTCGTATATTGATTCCATCATCTACAAAATTACTACGCCCCATATTTGTATCTGGGCGTCTTGCAAAATTATTATTTCCAGGGCGTGAGATAGGCGGCGGCATAGCATTAGGTCCTTGCGTAGCCATTGGAGGAGGAGGTCCTTGACCTTGCGAAGTCTCGGGGTTCATCATATTAGACATAAACCCTGAAAATCCGGGACTAGATTGTGCCATTGAATTGACAGCTGCATTTTGAAATGAGCGCATAAGGTCAGGATTTTGGCGCAATATATCATCCATTCCAGGCATCGCACTCTTGAACATGGTATTAGTCATATGAACCATCATGGCACTTCCACCAAGTTGAAATAGCAATTTGAGCTCGGGTGACATTGTGGCCTTTGATTTATATTTATCATACAATTCGCCGAATATTTCATCGTAATCGGTGACATTTTCATTCACTTGCTCGCTCCAACCATCTAATTTAATATCAAAAGGGTCGAATCTTCCATTTAAAAACTCGATACCGTTAATGCATGCCATAAGCATATTGCCCTGAAATTTAACAGAGTTATTTTTAGCCTTTTCCTCAATAATAGTCTCGTATTCTCCCTGCATTTCTTGAAGTGGAGAGTCCATATTGTATTTTTTTGAGAGCTCAACACCTTTCTTTTCTAGTGCCTCCAACTTTCTAAGAAACTTAAATTTCTCTCGCAGCAATTCATCCTTGTTCATTTGTGGTTGAGTTGAAGCCTGTCTATCAGGATTCATAGGGATGTTATTAAATTTACCGTATCCGTCCCATGTTTTAGATTCACTTGTTGAGTCAGCAGTAGATTTTCCAATAGAAGGTGGTGATTCAGNGTCAGTAAATTTAACGGAGTGTTTGTTATCATTAGAAGAATCTATGCTGCTAAACAAATCAGATTTCGTTTTAAAGCCGCTCATAGGAATTTCTTCTACAAGATTGTTCAATTCATTTTCTAAATTATTAAGGTCTTCTAAATCAATTTCGGTGCTTTGTCGTGAGCTTTCCTTTACTTTATCATTCATTAACAATTCAAGACCGCCACCAAAATTTGCAGATTTAAGGGAATTACTATTTCTTCCGGCAAAATCTAATTCAGATAAATCAGATAATTCAATTATATCACTCATTATTATTCATTGAATAGAACATATAATTTTAAGTAATACGAATAGAGATATATATATTTATTTACAATTTTTTATCTTTAATAAACCACAAGCCTTGTAAAAAAGAATCAGATAAGTCATCTTTTTTGGTATGTTTGCTAAAATATTCAATATGTTCCGAAAAAGCATGGTCTGCGGTAATTATTTCTAAACATTTTTGAATGCCTATTTGTTTTCTCTCGCTATATGTAGTTTTGTCTGGTATATTAAAATCTTTTAGTTTATTTGATGCAGAAACAAACTCTATGTGTTCTACAAAAATAGGCGTCATGATAAAATATTGAACAATCATGCCTTGTAATGTTTTCATACGATTTGCTATAGGACCAATTTGATTTTCAATAATAACATAATCAATTGTATCTTCATTAGAAAATAAACTATCAAATTTGGTTTTAATATTATATCCTACATGAATTAAATCCACTTTGCTTGCGTTAACAGAATCAATTGCTTGAAAATAATTATTGTATGCATATTGTTTAATAATTGTAACTAATTCAGCTTTTTTTGGCGATTTTTCATGAACAATACCATATTTCTTTGCTATTTCCAAAAGGGTTTGTATTTTTTGTTTTTGAATAGACGTCGGGTGTAATTCTGCTGCAGGAATTTGAAACTTTTGTTTTTTCGAGTGTTTTAAACAAAAGCAATCTAG